TATTAAGATTTTCAGAGTATTTATTTTTTGCAAATAATGCTGCTGCTGGAAATAAACATTCTACAAAATCTGTAACTGGTGTCTCTGGAGATATATATTTTTTAATATGCCAATCGTAAAATGGATTCCTATTTTTATATACCATTGGGTTTCCAAATGGATAATGAAATCCACCAGAATCTTTTTTGTAAAAATCAGTAAACTTTATGCTTAATTTATATGTAGCATCTGTAGCCTTTAAAAAATCTTTATCTTGCAATCCTATAAAATCTGTCCAGCGTTTAATCTGACCCAATGTGGATTCTCCAACGCCAATGATTGGGACATCTTTAGATTCTATTACGCTTATTTCTTTATCTGGAAAAGCCTTTATTAGGGTTGCTGCTGACATCCATCCAGCAGATCCTCCACCGACTATTACTATTTTATTTATTGGCATATTACTCCTATAAGAAATTATATCATGGCTGGTCTGGCAGGTCTCGATCCTGCGACATCTCGATTAACAGTCGAGTGTTCTACCAACTGAACTACAGACCAATTATTAAATTATAGCACCCCTGATAGGATTCGAACCTACGACAAACGGATTAGAAGTCCGCTACTCTTCCACTGAGTTACAGAGGTATATTACTTTCTACCCCATTGCACTTTGTCCCAGATTCTTTCATGCCAATAATAAACTCCTATTTTTAGCACGGTTTCCCAAAATGCAATTGCACCTGAGAGAGTAACATTCCTTGTAAAAGCATAAACGATAACAAAAGAAGATAGTGTTCCCCATATGCGATAACTTAGTGCCTTTACAAATGATCTGGCTTTTGTTACTGTCAATCTTTGCCCCAGGATACAGCATTCCAAATTCTTTCATGGTAGTAGTATGCAACAAAATTAACACCATTTGTTATGATAGTTGCAAGCGTTGCCATATTAATATCTTTGCTGAGTGCATAAAGAGTGATAAATGTTGTAAGCAAAGCGACAACTCTCCATGTCAAAGACTTAGCAAGAGATCTACTTTTCTTTACGCTCATGCCTATCTCCAAACATTAGTCGCTCTTCTGCTTCGTTCATTAGACGACCAGACTCTTCTAAATAATTAAAGACCCATTTGCTTGCGTTTTTCAGTAGCCGAAATAGCATGAATGTCTGCCCCCAAGTCTACTTGTTCAATCTTATATCCCACATCACGACCATATATAATGTTGGTAATGTTAGGTAGTCTTAATACTAATGCCCCATCCATAAAATCATCCTTAGCAATATATTCTTTTACCTGATTAAAAGTAAGTGGATCTTTATCGCTTGTGTTGTAGGTATTACGTACTCCAAGTAGTACTTGATCTGTTCTCTTCCCCGCTTCTTCGTAAAGAGCGTGATGACCTTCGTGCCATGGCTGATATCTGCCAAGCATCAGGGTTGTTGGTGCTGACCAATCATGTAAATTAAACTGTTTAATTATTTCTGTTGCCTTTTGATTTTCATCCCATTCATGACTAATAAAAGCCATGTCAAAATCTGAGGGGACCTCAAACATTTTATTTGTATCTTCGTATCTACCCTCTTCAATAGTCTCCATATAAATTAAAATATCTGGCTTACCAAATGCTGCACGAGTTAGTTCAGTAGGACAAACAAAGTCTACAATTACTGGAGCAACTCCTTGCTTTGCTATTAGCCTTGCCATCTCGCCCATACGACGAGACTGCTCAATTCTGTCTTCATGAGTAAATCCAAGATCAGAATTTACTGTTGCCCTAACCTCATCTGCATTTAAATGAATTGCATTAATACGTTCTTTAAGGGCTTTAGCCAATTGTGTTTTGCCAGATCCAGGCAGTCCTATAATTTGTATAATCATTTATTCCTCCACTATAAGTTTACCATAGTGCCCCTAGTTGGATTCGAACCAACGCTTGCACGATTTTAAGTCGTGTGTCTCTACCGCTGGACTATAGGGGCATTTGTAGAGCAGGTAGGACTTGAACCTACGATAACCGAATTATGAGTTCGGGGCCTTGACCAACTTGGCTACTGCTCCTTAAAGTTATTTAATTATTTAAAACTACCCCGTTATTCCAAACTAGTTTCTTGTTCTTCTTAATACAGGTAAACTTAACTAATTCTGCTACCACTGTAGTTCTTTTTATCTTAGTACAAGATTTTCCAGCAAATGCTTTTTTTGTTTTTAAGATTAAAGCATTTTTTTCTGCAATTTCTGCTTTTATCTTTTCTTCTGCAGCAACCCTTTCTGCTTCTAGTTTAGCCTCAGCCTCAGCCTTCGATCTGGCTTCTGCCTCTTGCTTTGCTTTCAATTCGGCAGCCAGCCGAACTTCCTCTGCTTGTGCAAACTCTTTTCTTTTATCTTCAGCAACTATCTCTTCTGCAATTTTTATTAAACTTGGTAACTTAGAAGCAGGATCAATCCAACTCATTGAGGGATACCAAAGCCATCTCTCCTTACCTGGAGGTGGACAGTTGTTATTGACCAACCCCAGTCCAGTCGTGCCAAGAACATAACGAACATTATTTTCTTCGACAAAAAATACAGATCCTGAATCTCCATCACAAATATGACTTTGCTTTGCTTCACGATCTTGAACAATTCCATAAACTCCAGGTTTATTAATTTTTTCCCAATCCATGTAGGGATATTGTTTGTAAAATTGAATAACCATTTCAGGAGAAATTAAAGTGCTTGTTAATTTATTTGGTGGCCTGTTGACAATTTCTTCCCAAGGTCTATTTCTTTGACTTCCATTTGTTATTCCGTAACCAACCAACTCAACCTTAGACTTGTCTTTCACAAAACGTTTCATTTGTTCTTCTGTTGCAAGAACAGCCTTCTTAGTTACTGGCATGTCTTCACTCAAAACAATAACGGCAAGGTCATCAACAATGATGTTGTTTTTATAATCTGGCGTGACATATGTGCTTGGCATAATTACTTTCTTAACCCTATATCCCTTTTGCCCAGAGATATTCACAATGCCAGGTTTATAAATAACTCCGTAACGTTCCCAATAAGCCAGGCCTCCAGTACCCTCAATTACATGCCCAACAGTGATAACAATTCTCTCTGAATACAGGAAACCAGATGCGCCTCCAACCTTTACCGCATTTGAATCACCTGTCGCATCTTGGCCAAACTCTACTGCTACTGCTGGGGTAAAGGAAAATAAAAAACTTGCAAATATAATTGCAATAAGTTTTTTCATTTTAAAGCCTTTCTGATTAGGTTGTATACTAATTATAAAACATGGCAATATAAGTTGTCAAATACCTTTATCTTCAAGTTTTTGCAATATTTCTGAAGTATTAGGATCATCTATCATCTGCTGTATAGCATCCCTTACTGTTGGCCTTATTTCTGGGAGGGAGTATAAATCTTTCTTCGTAATCTTATTTAGTAACTCCATAAACCTAACACAGTTATCATGTTTGTACCATGTAGAACAATATAGTTTTTCATCAAACTCTACAATGTTTGGACAAGACCTATATTCCTCGATAATCTGGTCTATAATGACCTTCTGCGCCTTTTTACAACCATTACAGGGACAGGCCCAAGAAACTTTTTTAGGCTCAGGACTTTTATATGCCTCTGTATCCATTTTTAATTATCGTTATTATTCTTAAACCATCCGCCTACGTTTGGATTAAGTGCTTGAGCATCAAGTTGTAGCCCATCTGGATATTTTGTATAAAATACGCCATCTCTTGAGTTGCCTTCTTGCTCAACTACAAATCCATTTTCTCTATCAAATAATTGATAGTCCATAGACTGAATATTAAAGTGCTGCCCTAAAATATAAAATACTTTATTAACATCTAAAGATCCGCAAGTATAAAGATCAAACTGTAGCAATCCTGGATCTACCTCATCCCAAATGTGAAATGCAATGTGGCTTGTTTCAATCATTACAATTGCTGTCAGGCCTTTGTTTCCATCCTTATCAACGTAAGATGAAAACGGACCTTTGATAATCTTCATATCAATTTCTTGTACAAGTTTTGTCAAGAAGTCGATTGCCTCTTGCTCTGATTGCATAGGGTTTTTTACCTTAGCATTTACTAATAAGTGTTTGTGAAATATCATTTTAATAGGCCCTTCCTTGTAGCCATGCAAAGTAATTAAGTATAGCAAACAATAAAATCATTGCGCCAATTGCGTATTTCATTTTTCTCCCCAATATAGTATATCTATCATATCATCAATTCCTTTTTCTGGCAAGTCATGAAAATAATATGAGCCATCATCTTTTATGTTCCAGCCACGCCATCCATCAGGCTCACACCACATAGTAGATACAGGCTTCATGGCCTCTGGATCTGCGAAGGTACGAGAAATGGAATTATACCAATCAACCTCTGCAAAGATAGCGAGGCGAAGTTTTTCCCATGAAAATATTAATCTTATTAATTTATCCATGTCTATGGGGACCACTACGAACTAGTTCCCATTCTCCAGTTTCTTTAGCAATGAACATATCCCCTGTTTGTCTATCAATAAGCATATATTTTTCAGGGCATTTAGTTTTAAGCGTAACTATAACAGATTTTTCTAATTCTGCAAACTGAACTGCTGATCTACTCATGCTATTACCCCCAATAAAAATCCTATAATAGTACAAAAAATTCCAACCGCCCAGTAATATGTCGAAATCATATGATCTTTAATGATAACATTAACTACATCTTTAGTTATTGGCATATTTACGCCATCACTATCTTCTATAAAATATTCTTTCATTTATGTTCCTTCATATGTCTATTAAGTGTATCATGAGCAAATATACCAGTTCTGACTTCTATTTCTTTATTGCATTTAGGACATACGACCACTCTATTGATCATATCTTTAGTATACACCAATACAATATATTTGTAAAGTTATAAGTGTTTATATTCTTCAAATAATTTTAAAATCTCATCAGAATATTTGTCATAATCTATTTCAATAATAGTATTATCAGGGTTGATTTTATGTATCTTTATTTCTTGTCCAATTTTGAACAATACATTATCTATCTTATCTTTTATGTTCATTCTGATTTTAAATAAAGGTATACCATAAGGGAATAGTATATCTTGATCCAGAAGTAACTTTGCTTATAATGTGATTATAATGCATGTTCCCTGGAAAAATAATTAAATCTCCAGCCTTTGGTTTAAAGATTTTATTTTGAGTGGGAAAATAATATTCTCCGCCTTCAAAATCATCATTAAGATATATAGTGACAGACATATTATTAAAATCATTTA